ATCTTCATGAGGGATAGTATTACCATCTTTATCTTTTTGATGATGCTCTGACATCTTCTTGTTTGAATGATGACTTGCATCGCCAAATGCAGGATTATTTTTGTACTCTGGTTTTTGTTTCTTCTTCTTTGCTTCTAATTCCTTTGCTCTTTTATCAAGGAAAGCTTTCATTGCACCACCTGGTTTGCCAGTTCCTTTGGTTAAACCATATGCACTGCCTTCTTCTACTTCTTCTACTGATTCTTTCTTGATTGCTTTAGAAATTACTTTCCTTCTATTGAGGAGATATGAATCGGACTTGTCTTTGTCACCATCATTGTCCACATCACCATCTTCTTTACCGACAGCATCTAATTTCTTTTTTGCTTTTTCTTGTATCTCTGCGTATGCATCAGACATATCAGGCAAATCTCTGAAGTTCATTGTCATTTTAGTACTTTCTCCTTTTTATTTATCTTCTTTACAAACTCACCAGGTGTCAATTTCTTAGCATAGTTTGCTAATTCATCAGTTCCTATTTCACCTGCAGGTGTAAAGTTAAAGTATTTTATTTTGTTGATTTCTTGTAGATCTTTTAACCATGAACGATATATTCTATCGGATTCATCTACAAAGATGACGTAGTTGCTACCACGACTCACAACTTTACCACAGATACCTGTGTTTACATTCTCTACAAGGTCTCCTATCTTAAATATGTGACCTTCAAAGTAATGTTCTCTAAGTGCTTGAGGATCTAACTTAGGTGCTATCTCATATAGAGTATAAGATGCATCTTGAAAATCATCAAGATCTTCTTGAACATTCATCGCTTGTCTCAGCGTATTATATAGTTCTTCTTTTCCCTTTCTTCCTAGTTTCTCTGGCATACCTGACACAAATGTGTCATAGTCGTCATCCATAGCTGCCTTACGTAGCTTAGATGCACTCATACCTTCTACACCTTCACCATCTGGATCTCTATCACCTGCAGATGATACCTTTATATCATCAAAATTATATAACTTACCATTATATTTGGTTGCTAGTGAGTTAAATTCACTGACTCTATCTCCACCAACTACTATGTTTACTGAACTATATCCTTCACCATCAAGTGTTGTCAACACATCAAAGATAGTTTTAGTCTCTTCACTATTCTGAATAGCATTTGCATGATCAGGATATGCCTTTTTCATGAACTTGATCTTTGTACCAGGATCTAGTGGATTCTTCTGAGGATCTTGTGATCTACTTGGGTAGATCCTATACTCTCCACCTCCTGATGCTGACTTCACTTTGTTTAGAAGTGCTTCATGTCCAGTAGTAGGGGGATTAAATCTTCCAAAAGTAACAGATATGCTACCTTGATCGACCGAACCCTCGCCTCCTGCAGTTTCTTCTCCTCCATTGGTTGTTCCTCCTGCTAATTCTTTTGCGGTTAACTTTCTAAGTTTACCATCTTGACTCATATGAGTCACCTTACCAGATTGGTCGGCATATTTACCGTATCCAACGTGTTTAAGATTTAGTTTTTCTGCTTCTTGAGCTGCAAAGGATTTTTGAGCCTCTTTTAGGAAAGCTTTAAACTTTTTCATTCTTCCAATTTTTACGTAAATTAAAGTTTGCTCTGCTAAAGGTAAGTCTATCTACAATTTTATATGGATTCTTAGAATTAATCACATAACCCTCATGCTTAGAAGGTTCACCATCAATATAACATGTTACATCACCGCTTTCACGGATACCACATTGTAGACGCTG